TTCCTCAATAATTACATTGTCGATTGTCCCAGAACCCCCAGCATTGGCGTATACACCAATAACTGCTGAAGAAAATCCACAGATAATATAACCAGTTATTGTTCCAGAAAGCTGACCATTTCCCAGCGGAGTTCGTACTTGCGTTGATGCGCCCAAACGATCTCCAACCGTAAGACCATATGTATCTAGTGTTCTGGTAAAATCGTATGTAATTTTATATGCTTTTCCGACGGTCAAAAAATTGGAAATTTGATAGTTGGTTCCACCACTTCCAGAATAAGTAAATGCACCATTACTTACTGTCGCCGTTCCTCCGGTATAAAATACCCAATCACCAAAACCACTAGTAAACGTCGAACTATCTCCTGAAAGTAGATTTCCACCCCCACTTATCTTCGCCAGCGCAGTGCCAGAGGAAGCCCGAGTGAACGTGATCATGTCGGAGTAGTTGTTGTAGTTCTTCGTTCCCATCCTACTCGCTCCAATCCGTCACGGTGTAGCTGCCAGTCGTTCCATCAAAGGTCAGGAACAGTGAAGGTTCGAGGCTTGGCGCTGTCTCATCCACAAGGCCCTGATCGCCAATGTCCCTGTCCCATATCTGGAAGTTCCTGATGGTGCCCATGAAGTCGTAGCCAAGGTTGAGGTCAGTGGCCGATAGATCGGGCAGCGCAGTGGGTGTGGTGTCAGCAGTCAGTGCAACACCATCGACTGCACCGTTAACAAAGGTCGATCCGTGGCGGCTTGCGATGTTGAAGGGGACGAAGACGCCGGGGGAGTACGAAGTAATTGGGCTTTGCAACACATCGTCAAACACACCCCCAATGGCTTGTCGAAATCTAAGCCTGTCCACAGAATCTTGAAGCGCAATTTGTATAAGATCAACTCCAGTTGCAGACCACGCAGCGAAAATTGTCTGATCATCATCCGCATAAGTCATCCGCCCATCCATCTGTATGGAGACGGCGAGGGGGTTGATTTCTTTGACGGAGATGTTGTCCCAGTAAGAGGTGCCAACAACACCATTTCTGAAATAAACTCTTGTTGAAGCACTTAATGCTGTGAAAACCTGCGTTCCTAAAGATGGATCAGTGTTTACTCCAAGATCATTAGCAAAAGATGTGCCATCGCCTAAACGAACCTCTACTCCGGTCGCCGTTCCCGCTGTGTAATTCCAACTCAGTTGATAAACCTTGCCAGCCTCCGTTGTAATGTCTTGATAGCCTCCTTGACCACCCGTAGTGGACTCTATCTCCATTTCTTGGCTAACAACACTTATTACCGCATTGGTAGTATTGATCCACCCCGTAGTGTCCGTATCAAACGTCCCATTCGTTATCAACTCCGGCTGGCTCTCAATGAACTCCGCCATCGTCTGTGAACCCGTCGGGGACGTATCCAGCATCATCCCAACTGGATCGCCCACCACTGGCTGTCCACCGGAACCGTTCCTGCCTACCCTCAAGGAAGTCAGATCCTGCGGGTCGTAGAACACGTTGGCGTTGCCTGCGGTTTCTTCCGTCGCAAGCAGTTCGTCAAACTTCTCGCCAAGGGTCTGGACGACCTCAGCTATACGCTGGCCCAGAAAGCCCAGCTTCAGAAAACGCAATACGCTCAAGGCTGCAACACCAGTGTCAGAGTTCTGTCCGCGCCCTGATTAACAGCACTCGCCGCAGTGCCAGAACGTACCTTCAAATAACGCACGCCCACATAGTCGCCTATCGCCAGCATGCTGTAGTAATCCGCATCAACCGCTACACTGCGCTCCGTCGAGCCGTCATACACGTTGTAATAATTCACACCGTCCACGCTCGCCTGAAACGTCAACGCAGCCGCCGTCCAGCCACTCGGCATCACAATCGCCACCAGCTTGCGTCCGCCCAAATCTACAGCGCCACTCAAGCTGGCACCGCTCGCTATCGTCACAGTCTTCGTCTCAAGCGCCTGACTGACCACTGGATTGCCCATTACTTCTTCCTCTTCTTCGCCGTCTTTGCCGACTGCTTAAATGCCTTTGCCGTAGGTGCGCCCTTGCTGCCGGGCTTCCTCATCCTCTCGCCACTGCCAGCCTTGATCCGCTTGCGCTTGGCGTGAATGTTTGCGTACAGACCCTTCTTCGCAGGCACTACTTCTTCTTCCGCTTGGCCTTGGGCTTTGCCTTTGCTTTCGGCTTTGACATCATGCCACCGCCACTCATGCGCTTCTTGGCCATCGCGCTACCGCCCTGTCTGTACGCCATTAGCTTACTCTCCTTACCGTCATGAACACACTCGGAACCGCCGGACCCACATCTGCGGCTTTCGTCTCAAGAATAACACCAACGTCAGGCGATGACCACATGATCTGCAACTGGTCGCCCGCACTCACCGTGAAGAAATAACTCGCCGCCAGAACAGCATGACCATGACCACCAGCATGCTGCTTGGGCACATCCAGAACACGAGCCGTGTTCGGCGCATCAACACCGTTCACCCTCGGCCAGAACGTCACCGCAAAGATCGTGCCCGTGTCATTGCTCAACTGGAAATTACCCGCGAACTCCCACACACCGCCCGTCGCAAACGTGATCGTGTCGCCACCACTTAAAGCTACATCCGCCTCATAGTCCGACACATTGAACGTCACAGGCGTCGCCGTGTTGACCAAGCTCACCGCCTGATCCTGCGTAGACCTCCATGCGCCGTAGTACTCGCTCAGAAAGTAGATCTCGTGATCATCAGGGCCGCGCAGACCTATGATCCGGTCGCGGTCGTCGCGCAGTATGAATGGCCACGCTGATCCGCTAAGCCTCGGCACCTACACCTCCGTCGCCGCTGGTGACTGATAACCCGACATCAGATTCAGAATATCTGTCGCCGCATTGGTCTCATTCGTCTTGATGTTGCCAAGCGCCTGTCCCGTCTGGGCCATCTGCTGCATCTGCATCATCTGCTGCTCCTGCGCCGCCTGCTCAGCACGCTGCTGGCGGATCACCGCAACCTCTTCGCTCGGAACAATCAGATCAGGATCAACACCCAACATGTCGCCATAGCTGTCTGCCCAGTTGTCCACGTCGATCTTGTCCAGAACCTCCGGGCGCATCTGAGCAATCATGCCGATCGAGTTCATGTACCGATCAACACTGTTCACACCGATCGACCTCTGGGCCTGCGCCAGCACACTCACGAACTCTACATCTAGCTCTACGCCTTGCAGCTCCTCCGGCGGCGGTGCAATGTTGCCCTGCTCAATCATCTTGATGAACGTCGTGTCCACCAAAGGCTTCAGCAACTCATTCTGCAACCGCTCCAGCACCGGACCGATCATCAACATCTTCTCCTCATTACGCGCAGCCACCTCAGTCGCCGTCATGCGCGTCGTGTCGCCATTGGCGAGCATCAGGAACATGTCTGCATGGAATACCGACTGGATGCGCTGACGCACCTCTTGCATGTCCATCACCAGATGGTTGATGTCGAGACCCACATTGAACAGCGTGGACACCGTGTTTTGCTGGCCGACTTGATCAACGAACGTCACGCCACCGGGACGCCAGTCTATCTCGCGCTGACGCATGCTGCTCGGAACCTGCAATGGCGGCTTTGTCTGGTAATCAATCGCCTGCGACTTGCGTAGCTGCATGTGCTGCAACTGCTTGATGTCACCCAACCCTTCCATGCCGGGGCTCGTCCCGTACACGTCACCAGCCATGCTGCTCCAGCGTGGCGCCATGACCGGGAACTCGTCATATCCACCCTCGCGCAGCACCTGCTTGCTGCCCGCATCAGCACCCAGCTCAAAGTACACGCTCGCATACGGCTTGTTCTTCTGGTCCCTCATGCGAGGATCACGGTCAACGCGTGGCTCGATCGCGTGGATGATCTTCACCCACTTATCCAGATCACCGCGATCGTGCATGTTGCGTACACTGTCGCTGCAATTCTCATAACCGAACTCGCCAACCAGCTCACCAACCGTCTTCTCAAACTCACGGTACAGCGTGTTGACGCGGCCACGGTAATCAGCCGCCAGAGCGAACTCACCGACAGGGCTGTGATAGTGATGGATCGTGCGCGTCGCATCGTTCATCATCATCACCGCCGATGTCCCGAACGCACCCAACTCCATGTAGACCGAGTGAAGGACGCGATAGGTGTTCGAGCCTGCAAAGATGTGCAGCATCCGGCGCTGAGTATCCGCCAGCCATTCCTTGACCGAAGAGAACTCCGACAGATCTTCATCCGCCAACGTCAACCGGAACCACGGTCTGGCCGGTGACGACATGCCCGCCATCATGCCCGCAGCCAATACCTTCAGAGCGCGTGATGCCGTCGAATCGATTATCGCATTGTGCTTGCGACTGCCTCTGTTGCGGTCCGATGTGTAGAACCGGGCGCTCGTCGGCAGCAGGTAGTCACTGATCTCACGCCAGTGGGTCCGCCATTCTGATCGCTCAGTCTGTAACCGAGACCACCGAGACTTCAATACGTCACGCGATGCAGCCATCTAGCTCCCCAACAATGTCGTGCGACCCAACATGCCCGGTCTCGGTGACACACCACCAGCTCCGGTCAGATAAGTCCCGCTGATCCCCCCACTTCCCATCGCACGATTGCGCTTCATCAACGCAGCAATGTCCGGCGCCTTCTGGTTGGCAGCGTTAAACTCCCTCTGAGCCTGCCGCTGTGCCGACTCTGCCTGCCTCGCCGCCTGCCGACTGGCACGCTTCTGTGCGCGCATCTGCTGCTGGCCCTGCACCACACTCGCCGCCGTACTGCCCGCCGCTGCAAACGCAGCAATCAATGCTGGCTCCGCTCCACTCATGACAAAACCCTCGCATAAACCGTCTCATGAACCGTGTACTTCAGTTTCGGCAATAACTCAAACATCACCGTGTCGTCCCTCGCACCGAGCAGGAACACATCACAGCCCTTTGCCTTGGCCAGCCGCTCCGTCTGACGTATCAACCGCAAACCATTCGACCCGGCCCGATGCCGCACATCCAGCCACAACACCACGTTCTGACACATCAACGCATCAACGCTGTGCATCCAGTTGGTCAGTATGTTGACACTGTATCCGACCAGCTCTTCACCATCAAAGGCGCCGATCGACAGGATCTTGCCCGCCTCCTCAAGCGACAGCACCGTAGCAAAGTCAGGTTTCAGTGGCGCGAGGTCCGGGAACTTGCCCAGCGCGAGCCAATGATCCACCAGCATCGGCTCCATATGCTCCAGATGCTCGAACAAGCGGATCTCTCGCAGGTCCATCAGATCAGCTCCATCGGATCGTAGTCGGAGATGTCCTCATTGCTGTGCCTGCGCACCCACGCCTCCTTCTCCGTCACTGCGCCAACCGGCATGGCAAACGTCAGAGCCAGAGCGTCACCCATGTCCGGGCTCGGCAAGCCACGCTTCTTGATTTCGTCCTTGGCCTCCAGCTGCTTGCGACCAACCGCGTCGTAGCTGTATGTCGGCGCAGCCAGATCCTGCTTCAGCTCAGCTTCGTTCGGTATGGCACCAGAGACGATCCACTCCGCCATGAGTGACCACATCTCAGCACGCTTGTTCTTGTATTGCGGATCAATAGGTTTGCCACCGAACGGCACCTCGATGCAGTCCACACCGATCTGCCTCAGACGGTCGATCACACCAGCACCTGCGCCAGCATCCACGAACACAGCATCAGCCTGCCAGTTGCGCGCCTCCTGCGCCACACGAGCAGCCAGATCCATGTTATTGACACCACGCATGACGATCGGCGTGCCAGCTCTCAATCCCTGCCGGGGGAAGATCACCGATCGATCCGCACCAAACCGCGCCGGGTCAACGCCGAGGATCTTCGGGCTCCAGTCGTACTCATGACGCTGCAATACGCGCTGGGATGCAGCCTCGACATCCGACAGGCTGATCAGCTGATTGTCACCTGCTGCTGCAAAGTCGCACAAATACTCCCGCGCAAACGCCGACGGCGCCATGTCACGCTCCAGACGATCGACCTCGTCCGGGTCCAGAGCGTCCGTGTCGTCTACAGTGTAGCGACGCGCCATCCAGTCGGGCAGATCACGAGCCTTGAAGAACAGCTCGGAGAACAGGTTGATACCATTAGGCGTCCCGATGAACATGGCCCAGCCCTTGCGGTCCGATAAGGCTGGCTGGATGATCTCGTACCAGACCTCGGGCTTCATCTGTGCCACCTCGTCCAGCACAGCGCCGTCAATGCGCAGGCCACGCATGGCGTCGTGGTTGTCAGCACCGAACACACGGATCTGTGCGCCATTGTGCTTGATGGTGACAGTCAGTTCGCTCTCGTTAAACGAGACACCCTCAATGTTCTTGAGAGGCGCCAGACGATCCTTCATACGAGCCCATGCGATTGCCTTGGACTGTTTCAGGAACGGAGCGACGTAGACGTAGAAGGGCCGATCGTCATTGTTCTTGAGCGCTGCTGTGATCAGCTGCATGAGCGCCAGCTCTGTCTTGCCTGCCCGGCGATGCAGAGCCAGCACGTTGAACCGCTTCAGTGCCTTGTGACATTCCAGTTGCCACTGGCGAGGGTAGTATCCCAGATCAATCAGCATCGGGCTCGGGCACACCCGTGCTGATCGTGACGTTCTGGCCAGTGATCTTGTGCTCTTGCTCTGACTTCTTCCAACCGTGCATGCTGTTCAGCTCTTTGACGGCGTTTACCACTTCGCTGTTTGTCGGATCGTTTTCCAGCACTGCCATGAGACGCCTAACACTGGCAGAACGCGTCCACAGGTACTGTTCCTGTAGGTTTTCTCTGAGCTCCGTGACTCTTAGTGCCACCTTAGCGTTATTGATCAGTCTGCTTGCCGCGACATAAACTGAATCGGTTTGCATCTGTTCTGCGTCATATGCTTTTGCGTATGCCTCGTATTGGGTGAAGCCATCAGCGATGAACTGAGCGAACGCTTCCTGTTTTTTTGTGAGCCTATTATGGCCCATTGTTACAGGGCCTCAACGAGGGGTTCGGTGTCTTCTGTGACCTCGTCATCAGCTGGGCTGTCAGAAAGGTAGACGTATTCCTGTTCGAAGGCGGGGAGGTCGTCGGGCTGTTCAATGGTTTCAGCTACTGCTTCTTCCAGTTCCTCGACCTGCTCGGGTTCTTCAACGGCTTCGACTGGCTCGGGCTGCTCTTCATAGAGCGTAGCCTCATCGGCTGCTTGGTTCCATCCGGCAGCAAAAGCGTCAGCTTCGGCCTTCGTTGGGTATGTGCGGATGACGTCGCTTTCTCCAGCCACCACCCGATAGACCGTTGTGACGATCTCTTGCTCTTGAACTTCCAGAAACAT